ACGACGTGCTTCGTGACGTGATGCACGATCTGCTGGACGCGGGGGCCCTGCAAGGCATGTCGTCGTACGGGCCGCCGCTGGCCATGAGCACCATTTGGGCTCAAGCCGGCGAGTGGTGTGCGGCGGCGCTGCTCAATGCTTGGGTTTCAGGCAGGACGCGAGATGGCATGGAGCAGACGCTTCGGGGGTTGTGGACTGGCTGGCGCTCGACGATGTTCTTCAACTGCACGCTCAACAAAGACTATCACACTGTGATAAGGCGAGAGGTTCAAGCTGTCCACGGCTATGACCCCGGGCTGGCGGCTGACTATTTGGGAGATGATTCCGTGACGCTCACCCGCGATGTTTGGGGCGCCCTTCTGATTGCGTCCACATTGACGGGGATGGGCATGCATGCTCAAGCTGAGAAGCAGCTGATCGCTCCCAACGCCGTGGAATTCTTGCGCGTGCGCTACACGGCGAACGCAGCTTTTGCCAGCCTGAACCGGGCCATCGCAAATGGAAATAGCAGCGACTCGCAGGGCGGTGAATTCCACAGAGGGCCCTCCAACGCTGGTGAGATCGAGAGCAATTATGCCATGCGTGAGAGGCGGGGCGCACGGGGCTGGGCCAACGACATGGTCAAGTGGGCCCACCTCAACTTTGCGACGTCATTCTTCATAGACGGCGAGTTGGTGCAGCTGGGCGGGCCCCTGCTGCAGGTGCCCCAGGCCAATGGTGGTTTTGGATGCACCAGGTGGGGGAAGCCCGATGCTGCCACACTGACGCACGACTTGCCAGAGCTACCCACAATGCGGGCGGCATTCGTCAGGCAGCTCATGGACGAGGTGAGTCTTCCGCAAGTGGATGCGGCTGTGTCTCGATTCAAGGCACGCCTACCTGTCGGCGCACGCGTGGAGGTTTCGGACAAGGCTCTGCGCAGACGCATGGTTGAGGCAACACTCGGCAGCGTGCAGCCCACTGGCTGCGCAGAAGAGTCAAGACTGGAACTTCTGCGACGGTGGGCTTTGTGGGTGGCAGCAAGCAACAAGGTCTTGCGCTTGCCGCGCCGCAAGAACCCTCGCAGAGAGAACAGCGACGTCAGAGTTCCCAGCCTAGTAGCATCAGTTGTCGCCAAGGAGATCGACGTCTCAGTGGCTGCTGCTCGCGACTGGGCGGCTGACACAACGCAAGTGAAGCAAGCGGCTGCGCAGGCCATGGACTTGGAGTCGCATATTGTTCGAATTGCTAATTCTGCTCTGGACACCATCGCACCGATCACCTCTGCCATCAACGACATCTCGTCGGACAGGGCGTCGTGGCTCAGCACGGTGGTACAGATGGGCGGACCACTGGCGCAGCGGGCACTCAACAGTGCTCGCGATATGGTACCTGACCACGTTATTGTGGCCATGCTCAAAGGACGCATGAAACTGCACAACTCCTGGAAGAGGGAGGTCAGTGACACTGTTCGCGGTGTTACGGCTGACGCTTTTCCCCGAGTAGTGCAGCGATTGCGCCTGGAGGGGTGGCTGGTGGATGGGTACCACTGGAAGACGTGGGAGCGGCAGCTGTCTGACATAAGCTGCGAGATGGCTTCTTACGTCTATCGTGAGGGAGTCCTCAAAGAACTGGGCCAGCTGAGAGCTGGACACAACGGCTGCTTAGGCAGCGCCACACCGCACGTGATGCGCGGGTGGCAATGGTTAGCATCACCATGCAGCGCTACGCTGCCTCAGGCTCAGAGAGAGAGCATACACCCGCCTGCAGGGTTTAATGCAGGCACCCCACAGAGACGGTTATCCGATCTGTGGATTGGGT